GTACGAATGACAACGACATCAATGCCATCAAGAACAATGGTTCGATCCCTGAAGGTTATGCGATCAACCACTTCTTGACGGACCCGGATGCTTGGTTCCTGACCACCGATGTTCCCAATGGTCTGAAGCACTTCGTTCGTACCCCGCTGCAAAACAGCATGGACGGGGACTTTGACACTGGCAACGTCCGTTATAAGGCCCGTGAGCGTTATTCGTTCGGCTGGTCTGATCCGCTGGGCGTGTACGGTTCAGAGGGTGCTTAAGTAGTAGAGGGGGGTTGCAAAACCCCCCTTTTGTTGTATTCTTTTGGTACTAGGATTTTAGCTTTGGATACTGGCCTAGCAGACTTAGTAGAGAATCCAAAGCGAGTCGTGCTACTACACGGAGAAAAACATGGCTGTTTCAACTACCCAAAGTATTTGGCGTTCGGGCGGTGGGGATCAAACTCGCACCGCATATTGCGGCACCGGCGTAATGGCTGCTCAGTTTTATATTGCTGATGTTGCTGCCGCTACATCTACCAACGTGACTGTTTCTTCTGCATCTGGCGCACCTGCGTTGATTCTGCCTGCTGGCGCAGTTATTACTAACGTCATCTTCACGGTTGACGATGCTACTGGTCAGACCGACATGGGCTTTACGACCTACACAACCGGCACTAATACTGCTGCTGGTATTTTGGATAACGCATCTAATACGCTTGCTAACTACACCGTTGGAAGCACTGGCGCAGGTACTTCGATGGGCCTAGCTATGAGTGCTACAGAGATGGTGTATATCACTGCGCGTGTAGGCGGAAGCGCTGGCACTGGGGATATGACTGGAACCATTCTTTACTACGTCACTGATCCGCTGGTTGGTCAACAAAGCGTTTAATTAGGAGGCCCGTATGGGTATGCAAACTGATGTAAAGAGTGCGTACCGTACGACTGATGGCACCATTTTTGGCGCACCTGCACGAATTAAAGGCATTTTGATTTCGCCTTCTACAAGTGCAGGTTCGTTGGTGCTAAAAGACGGCGGCGCAAGCGGCACAACTGTTTTTGAAATAAATTGGCCTTCTAATACTACGCCAGCGCCGTTTAACATCATTGTCCCTGCTGAGGGCATTCGGTGTGAGACTGACATTTACGCTGACGTAACAACCTTGACTTCCATCACGGTGTTCTATGGCTAAGACTCCTGCGTGGCAACGCAAAGAAGGTAAGAACCCAAAAGGCGGGCTAAATGCAAAGGGGCGGGCATCGTATAACGCGGCCAACCCCGGAAAGCCCGGCTTAAAGGCTCCCCAACCCGAAGGCGGTGCACGCAAGAAGTCTTTTTGTGCCCGGATGACTGGCATGAAGAAAAAGCTTACATCAGCCAAAACGGCTAACGATCCGAACAGTCGGATCAATAAAAGTTTAAGAGCGTGGAAGTGCTGATATGGAAATGATGCTTTGGAACATGGTATTGACGGCGCTGCTGGGTGTGTTGGCCTACATCGGTCACGAGAAAGCCTCAGAGATCCAGCGCCTCAGTATCCTTTTAAATAAAACACGCGAGGAGGTGGCCCGTGATAACGTCACTCAAGCAGAAATTGACAAGCTTATGGCGCACATTGATGAGCGCTTTAACAAGTTTGAAGCAAAAATTGATCGGCTTCTTCAAGCGAGGTAAGTGATGGCTTTTAACTACTATTTAGAATCACTTTATGAGGGCACTCCCACAGAAAAAGAAGCTCGACGAAAAAGAGTTGAGGAGCGTTCTTTAGCACCGTACGAAAGAAAAGCTGAAGAATTTGAACGTAAAGTAGAAAAATCTTCTAAAGGGGGGTCGCGTGGTTTTGGTGGCGGCTCTGGCGCTGATGTAGATATTGAAGGGCTACCTAAACGGCTTAAAAGCGGTCCAAAAAACTTTAAAACTGGCGGCAAAGTGAAGTCTGCCTCCGCCCGTGCGGATGGTTGTGCTCAGCGGGGTAAGACCCGTGGGAAGATGATCTGATGCCAGCCGTATCGGCAAAGCAGGAAAAATTTATGCAGGCGGTGGCCCACAACCCGTCGTTTGCTAAAAAGGTGGGGGTTCCCCAGTCTGTAGGTCGTGAATTTACGAAAGGAAAGACCATGAAATACGCAAAAGGTGGTATGACTGCTTCTAAGATGGGCGCTGTTAAAACGGCTGCTCCGAGCCGCGATGGTGTTGCCATGAAAGGCAAAACCAAGGGCAAACAGGTTGTTATGGCTGGCGGCAAAGGCATGAAAGCTGGCGGTATGACCAAGAAAATGCGCAACGGCGGAAAGGCCTGCTAAATGATGGCCTCACGCGGGATGGGGGCGATTAACCCATCCAAAATGCCCAAAGCCAAGACTATCAAACGGAAAGATGATCCGAATGATGTGACGATGTATGGCGCTGGAGGTAAAGTTTCCAAGGTCAATCAGGCCGGGAACTATACCAAGCCGGGCATGCGTAAAAAGCTCTTTGATCAGATCAAAGCCTCGGGTACGCAGGGAACTGCGCCGGGGCAGTGGTCGGCGCGTAAAGCACAACTGCTTGCTAAGAAGTACAAAGCAGCAGGCGGGGGGTATAAGTGAGTGGCCTCTCCAAAAGCCAGCGCAGCCTCAAAGCGTGGACAGCCCAAAAGTGGCGAACCAAAAGCGGAAAAAAGTCCTCAGATACGGGCGAAAGGTATTTACCTGAAAAAGCAATCAAAGCGCTCAGCCCCCAAGAGTACGCAGCCACAACCCGCGCCAAGCGAGCCGGTAAAGCCGCAGGAAAACAGTTTGTTCCGCAGCCTGCTGGAGTGGCTAAAAAAGCGGCTAGGTTTAGGAAAATAAAATGACTACAACCGGCACCACCGCGTTTAATTTACAGCTCAACGAAATAGTGGAGGAAGCCTTTGAACGTGCGGGCGGAGAACTTCGTACTGGCTATGACTTACGCACAGCTCGTCGCAGCCTTAACCTTTTATTCGCTGATTGGGCCAACCGTGGCATTAACCTCTGGACTATCGAACAGGGGTCAATCAACTTAGAGCAGGGGGTAGCAACATACGCGCTGCCGGTGGATACGGTGGATCTGCTGGAGCACGTGATTCGTACGCAGGCAGGCAACATCGCCACGCAGGCGGATCTAACCATAACCAGAATCTCTGTCAGCACATACGCCACACTGCCTAACAAACTGCAGCAGGCACGACCAATTCAGGTTTGGGTACAGCGCAACACAGGTGCTGCTTATCCGGCTACAAGCCCGTATTCTCCCGGCACTACGGCACCCCCACAGATCACAGTCTGGCCTGTGCCCGACCAAGGCACGCAAGCCAATCCGTACTATCAGTTTGTGTATTGGCGCATGCGTCGGATTCAGGATGCGGGTAATGGCGTAAATACGTTTGACATTCCGTTTCGCTTTTTGCCATGCCTGACTTCAGGGCTGGCTTATTACATCGCGTTGAAACTTCCAGAAGGTCAAGCACGGCTCCAGACATTAAAAGCCATGTACGACGAAGACTGGACCTTTGCGGCGGGTGAAGACCGAGAAAAGGCTGCTGACCGGTTAGTTCCGCGTCAGATGTTTATAACGTGATATGGGCAACAGGTTCGCATCTGGCAAGTGGGCAATTTCACAGTGTGACCGCTGTGACTTTCGTTACCCGCTTAAAGATCTTAAAAAGCTGGTTATCAAGACCAAGAACATCAACATGTTGGTCTGCCCGACTTGCTGGGATCCTGATCAGCCGCAGTTGCAGTTGGGTATGTATCCGGTGGACGACCCTCAAGGATTGCGTGATCCGCGTCCAGACCGCAGCTACATTCAGTCGGGATACAGCGGACTGCAGATTGACATCATTAACCCGCCTGATCCAACAAACGAAGATTCTTTTGGCTTTCCAGAGGGCGGTAGTCGAATCATTCAGTGGGGCTGGAATCCGGTTGGAGGTCCGCAGGATGATGGGTTAACCCCAAATAATTTGGTCGCCCAAGGCTCTGTTGGGAATGTAACAGTAACAACTACTTAAGGAGTAGCAAATGAAACATGAAGACATCAAGAAAGAC